TTACACCCCCGTACCTATTGTCCACGGTACCCTCCCATAGACTTACGCAAAAATTCCCGTTTCCCAAAAACCCAAAAAATTTTTCCCCAATTTTTGAAAACACCCCCTTTACATGTGCTATACTTGTGTCATGGAAAAGCCCCTGCGAAAACGAGAGCTCGAAGACCTTTTTATAAAACAAGGAAGCCAATTGCCAGCGACAATTCAAAAACACAAAGAAGAGGACACCACCTCCCTATCATCACTCTTCTCGGTCCTCGAAAAGAAACTAACCCAAAAACAACTCAAGACCATAAAAGAAATCGGCCTCGCCATCGGTACTGTTGGCCTGTCCCTCGATGACGCTTGCTTGCGCTCTCGGCTCAGTAAAGAAGAGCTTGACAATTTGATAATCTATGTCCCAGAAATAAAAACCTATTTGCGTCTCAAGCAGGTCGAATATAAATACAAACTTCTCCAAGTCATCTCCAAACAGGCCACCGAAAACGGTGACGTTAAGATTGCAACCTGGCTCTTGGAAAAGCAATACTCCGAAGAATATGATTCCTCTCTGAAGAAAGATATGCTTAAAATGCAAAACAGCTCCCAAGGCGACGTGATGGAGATGGCTATTGCGTTCGTGCGCCGAGCATCCTCAAACACCATGCCTGTGCACGAGCACGCCGGCAAAGAGGAGGACCGAACTGAAACGAAGGTTTATGATATGAGCGAGGTTATTAAGTAAAAATGGCGCTCCGCGCCATGTTTGTTTAAATATATTTAAATAACATGCAAATCCTGCCCACCCCAGAACAAGTGTCCATGGAAGAGCTTACAAAGCACTTAGGCGACCACAAATGGCGTTTAAACAACCTTTACTACGTCCGTGACGAACGGGGCAACAAAGTGCGCTACAAGCTCAACCAGGCCCAGGAATGGCTCTGTGACAACATGTGGTACATGTCACTCGTCGTGAAAGCGCGTCAGCTGGGCGTTTGCCTTGCTCCCGGGACGCTGGTTCTAACATCAGACTTGCGGTGGGTAAAAATTGAGGACATTGTCGTTGGAACAAAAATAATAAGCGTTGATGAAAACGCACCGGGTCCACACAAAGGGAGAAGAATGAAGACGGGTGTTGTCGAGGGAGTGGCTCGTTTTAAGCGTGATACATACCAAATATTCTTTGAGGACGGGAGTGATATGGTTTGTACAGGAAAACACCCGTGGCTGGCTGCCTTCGCAGGAAGCAGTGATACGAAGTGGATGACTATAGACGGCAAACAAGAAAAAAATAAATCAGGAAAATTTTTAAATAGGCTAAGTAAGTCAAAAAACAAATTAGTTGTTGGTTGTAAAATAAGAAAAGTAACCTCCATTTGGGGTGAGTCAGATTACGAGGACGGGTGGATTGGGGGATTGATTGACGGTGAAGGGTCGTTGGCAAAAAGCACACGCGCGGGGGTCAACCTGTCTGTCTCACAGGTTGATGGGCCGGTGTGGGATAGGCTTCTTACATATTTCAACAAAAACAATTATCACTATCGAGTGGAGAGGGACACAAGGAGCGGTGGTGACAAAAGCAAACTTGGGAGCAAGCCAGTCAACAAAGTTATTTTGTCTCGCGCAGATGAAGTATTTCGTTTAATTGGTAAAACAAGGCCAAGTAGATTTATTGGCCGCGAGTGGTGGAATGGAAAAGAGTTGCCATACATGGACGGCGGGCAGTGGCTCACCATTACAAAAATAGAACACCTTGGTGAGCAGGAAGTCGTCGATTTACAGACCTCGGCCGGGACATATATTGCAAATGGTCTTGTTTCACACAACACGACGTTCTTTACGTTGTTCTATCTCGACCAGGTTCTCTTCTCGGAAAACAAGATTGCCGGTATCATCGCCCACCGTCAAGAAGACATGAAACGTATCTTTCGTGGCAAGATTGTGTTCGCTCTTCAGAATATGGAGCCGTGGCTGAAAAGCTACATCGGTGAGCCGTCCATCGACACGGCCAACGAACTGGTATTTAAAAATGGTGGGAACATTTTCGTGTCCATGACCACGCGCTCGCAAACGCCAAACTTTTTGCACATCTCGGAATACGGCTACATTTGCGCTCACACGCCGGAGAAGGCTGACGAAATCCTGCACGGTGCGATTAACTCGGTACACGCCGGGCAAATGGTGTCCATTGAGTCTACGGCTGAAGGACGCGAAGGCCACTATTACCGCTTAGCGATGGACGCGGAACGCAAGAAAAAAGAAGGCCGCAAGCTAACACCGCTCGACTTCAAAATATTCTTTTTCCCGTGGTGGTGGGACTTGCGCTACATCCTCAAGGACAACGATTCTGTGTCCTTTAGCAAAGAGGACAAAGAATACTTTAAGACACTAAAGGATAAGCACGGGATTGACCTCTCGGTAGCGCAGCAGGCGTGGTATGTGAAAAAAAAGGAGACGGTCGGCGAGGGTATTTGGGCTCAGTACCCCTCTACGCTTGATGAGGCGTTTGCTGTGACGCTTGAGGGGGCATACTACGCGAAAGAGATGGCCCGGGTGTACCAAGAGCGGCGGATAGGGTTCTTTCCAATTGACCCGACGACGGACGTGAACATTGCCTGGGACTTGGGAATGAACGACAGCAACGTGCTAATTTTCTATCAGGAGATAGGGCCGGAGATACGCTTCGTAGATTACTACGAGAACTCGGGGTACGGGCTTGAGCACTACGTCAACTACATCAAAAGCAAAGGCTACCGACTCGGGAAAAATATCCTTCCGCACGACGCGACGGTCCGCGACTTGTCAACGGGACTATCAAGAGAACAGTTCCTGTGGGACTTGGGACTGCGCAACACACACATCGTGCCCAAGGGCGGAATACAGGAAGGTATCGAAAAGGTGCGCCTGCTCTTTTCTCGGTTCCGGTTCCACGACGAGAACACCAAACAGCTCTCAGACCACTTGCACAACTACCGCCGGGAGTTCGATAAGAACATGGGCGTGTGGAAATCAACACCACGGCACGACCAATCCAGTCACGGTGCCGACGCCGTGCGTACACTGGCGATGAGTTACAACGACCCGGGTTTAATCACAGGTGGGGGTGTGGAAATCGTCTCTTTTTTCTCGTGAGTGGTGTATACTAGATTGAAATTATATGGCATATATCGCATTTGCTCAGCCGCTCTCCTACTCTGGTAACAGTGTTCTTAACCCGCTCGACAAAAAGCCGTCGAAGAATGATGTCGTTGAACCACAATACACGGACACTGAAGTGCAATACCGTAACTACCTAATCGACCGACTAAACTCCGCACAAGAAACACGCGACGCCAAACGACCAGAGTTCAACAATCGTACTTACGCAAAGTATTACGAGCAGAACGAAAAGATTGCTCATACTTATTTGGAACCGGTGGACAATCCCGCTGAAGAGCCGCTGTCAACGGGCACGATTGAATCGAAACTCAATACGCTCTTGGCACACGTCAATAATTTAAATCTGACACCAACGGTCAATGCCTATGACCGCAACAATCAATCTTTGCGTGAGCTTGGTGTGGCGTTCACAGACATCATGACGATTACCGCTGAGCATGACGGCGGCGATGACGGCGGCGACAAAGAAAAACGAATGGCCCGTCAGCGTGAACTTTTGAAACAAGGCACCGTCTTCGTACAAGAGAACTGGGTGACCAAGTTTGAAATCAAGAAAAAACTAAAAGAAAAATACAACGGCAAGTTCCGCGACTTTGCTGGGTACACCGAGAAGCTAGAAAAAGTTTTTGAGGGCTGCTCACGCGAACTGCTCTACGGCCTGAACGTGTACCTCGGTGACATCACCGCGTTTTCAATGAACGACCAACCGTACATCTTCACGGTTGAACAAATGTCATACGAAATGGCCAAGACACTGTACGGCAGTTTTGAAAACTGGACGTATGTTCGTCCCGGCACACCAGATGTCGTTGGCGCAGATGTGGGCACCGGTGCCCGGACCATTTACGACAGCAAGTTCCGAATTTCTAAACTGAAAGACAATCAAGTCGAAATCATCAAATACCAAGACCAAGCTCGTGACGAGTTTATGATTTTGATTAACGGCGTCATGCTGCTACCTCCCGGCTTTCCACTCTCTGAGGTCACACCAGCTGGCCGCTACAACGTCACGAAACAAATTCTCTACACCATCAACTCACAGTTTGCATACGGTAAATCATTTGTGTCATCAGGCGCGGTCTTTGAACTTTCAAAGTCACTCGACCGGATGCTGCGCCTCTTTGAGCTCAAGACACGCAAGAGTATTACGCCACCATACGTCAACACGACCAATCGTGTTATCCCAGCTCGCGTACTCAATCCCGGCAACATCACCATGGGTATTCCGCCTAATGCGCTTCAGGCCATTGGGCAAGAATCACAAGGTGTCACTTCGTCTGAATACCAAATCTTTAAAGAGCTGCAAGACGAGATTGAGAAGAGCACCATTTCAAATATCTTCCAAGGCCAGCAGGCAAAGTCCGGTGCCACCGCTACGGAAATTATTGAAGTCCAACGACAGGCAAAGCTTACGCTCGGCCTCATTGTTGCGGCCGTGACAATGCTCGAAGTAAAGCTTGGGTACCTCCGCCTCTACAACATCATTGGCAACTGGCTTGAACCAATTGGCAAGAATGGCGACGGCAGCAATCGTTACCGCAGCGTTACGCGCGAAGTCGATATTGACGGCGCCGGTCGTGGTGAACGTCGTGTTATCCCGATGGACGGTGAATTGCCAACACCACAGGCTATCCGCATGTTGTCTCTCTCGGAAGAGATAACATACGGTTACCCAGTACGTCGTATGTACTTCTCACAGAAAGTTATTCGTGAGGCCGAGATACACTGGTACATCACTGTTGAACCACGCGAGGAAGAATCATCGGCATACTTCAAGCTTATGTTCCGTGAGATGATGGGCGACGCCATGACACTCTTCCAGCTTGGTCTTGCACCAAACGTCTCGGGGCTGAGTGACGAGTTCGGCAAGGTCTACAACATCGACAAGGCCAAAATCTTTGGCGGTGAGCAAGACCCACAAGAGTTGATGGCTGCGGCTGGCGGCGGCGGAATGGGCAACCAGGCTGGTGTCCCCGCGGCACCAAAGCAGCCACAGCCCAAACCACAGGTTACTCGGTAATAACATTAAAACATTGCAATGAAGGATTTTTATAAAAAGTTTTTGTTACTCATCGACGGCAAGTTGCCAGATTACGATGAGTATTTGACGTTATCGCACAATTACATTGAAGCCCAACAGCGGATTCATTATCTTGAACAGCTACGAAAAGAAGAAAAAAAAGAACGTGAACGGATGGCAATACCAATTGCGGGGTTCGACAATGTGGCCCACGAGCCGACTGATACCGCTGCACGAATTGCGTACGCCGGTCAGGTCGATGAG